AATTTTAGTAAAAAGTTAATAATTAAGTGGACAAAAGTTAATTTATCAGCTACAATCTGAACCTAAGTTCGCTACTTAAGTAAACACGAGTCGCTGCGGATAACTTTCATCATCTTTCAAGGAGGTAATCAGTTAATAACCTCAACCCCCTTTCAGGGTCTTCTGAGGAACCTAACAAGAGATACCAAACGAAAGCAGGAGAAAACATTCCGCAACACCTCGTAAGACTTAAATTCTACTTAAGTATTATGAACCCAGTACAAAGACCTAGCGGTCTTAGTCCTGAGTTCATTTTGCTAAAGCAAAACTTAAGTTACTTAAGTAATACTATAGATACTTAGTGAACTGAATTATGTTTAGCCCTAAATAATTAAGGTTTGTTTATAAGGAGAGACGAAGTCTCGACTTGTGAGTGGAACGAACAAGGATAACTAGATGGTTGATAAAAGAAAAACTATGCCTCACCTTTGGGAAAAAGGTAAATCAGGTAACCCTACTGGGAGACCTAAGGGGTCTATGAATAAATACACGGCTCTGTCTCGAGAGTTGTTAAGTTCAAAGGGACCTGAGATTGTTCAGGTTGTCATTAATAAAGCTCTTAAAGGTGATGTTCATTGTTTAAAGATGTGTATGGATAGAATCGTTCCTACACAGAAGGCTGTTGAGATTAAACACACTAAAGATGAAGGTGGTTTAACTATCAATGTTGGAACAACTGAACAATTATCTGATATGGCTAAGAAAAAGAAACCTAAGAAACTAAAGACTAAGTCTGATGATGAGGTCATTGCTACAATTATTGAAGATAAAGAAGGAGAGTAAAAATGTTTGATTCGATTTTATTAGAAAGATTAACTACAGAAGTAGGTGAGACTGTACCTATGATTGTAAGAGTAGACTCTATTGTTTACTTTTCTTGGTTAGATGATACTACTACTAAAGTTAGTTTATCTAATGGAGAACATTTCCCTGTTGAAGGTAACTATAGAGAGTTAATGGGTATTACAGGACAAAGCTGGACTGAGTAGTGGCTGAGTTAAATGTAGAGCTACACCAAGCTCAACTAGAGATATTTAACTCCCCTGCTCGTTTTAAGGTTGTCTCAGCTGGACGTAGGTTCGGTAAGAGTCGTTTAGCTGCTTGGATTCTACTTATTAAAGCTCTACAGTCTGACTCTAAGGATGTCTTCTATATAGGTCCTACCTTTCAACAAGCTAAGGACATTATGTGGGATATGTTGAAAGAGGTAGGTGATGGTCTTATTGCAGATGTTTATGTTAATACTGCTAGAATAACTTTAACTAACGGAAGAAAGATACATCTAAAGGGTTCTGATAGACCTGACTCACTCCGTGGTGTTGGTCTTGCTTATGTTGTTATGGATGAGTATGCCTCAATGAGACCTGAGGTATGGGAACAAATCATTAGACCTACACTTGCGGATGTTAAAGGTGGTGCTTTGTTTATTGGTACTCCAGCTGGTAAGAATCACTTCTACGACCTTTATATGGATGCTGAGAAAGATGATACTGGAGAATGGGAGTCTTTCTCTTACAATTCAACTGATAACCCTTATATTCCTGAAGAAGAAATAGAAGCTGCAAGAAGGTCTATGTCATCTATGGCGTTTAGACAAGAGTTTGAAGCATCGTTTGAGACGTTTACTGGTGGTATATTTAAGGAAGAGTGGCTCTTAACTGGACCTGAGCCTGAGCAAGGTAACTATGTTATTGCTGTGGACCCTGCTGGGTTTGAAGCTTCTGAGAAAGAACGTGGTTTAAAGTCCTCTAAACTGGATGAAACTGCTATTGCTGTTGTTAAAATCGATAGAGATAAGTGGTGGGTTAAGGATATTCTACACGGAAGGTGGTCAATTCGGGAAACTGCCACTAAAATCCTTAAGACTGCGTCTATAAATGAGGCAACTACGGTTGGAATTGAGACTGGTTCCTTAAAGAATGCCATAATGCCCTACCTAGAAGACGAAATGAGGTCAACTAATCGCTTTGTTCACATTGATGAGTTACGTCACGGTGGTAAAAAGAAGTCAGAACGTATAACTTGGTCACTTCAAGGTCGTATGGAACATCAACAAATCACTTTTAATGAAGATAAAGACTGGAGATTCTTCATTTCACAGATGCTTGACTTCCCTAGTCGGTTATCACATGATGATTTACTGGATGCCTTGTCATATATAGACCAGGTAAGTATTGCAGACTTCGCCCACTCCATAGAAATGAACGATGATTGGGAACCAGAAGACATAATTTCAGGATATTAATAAAAATAATTGATTTTTCTATTTACTTTATGTTATATTACGCCTAAATTCCTATGGAAATCAATGACTTATGTTCGATAGTAAGGAAACACAGTACCAAGCTTTAGCGTCTTGGCTAACATATAGACTAGAGGGGTGGAGAACTCACCGTGATGTTAACTATGTTAGACAATGGGATGAGTATTACCGTCTTTGGCGTGGTATTTGGCTGCAAGAAGACCGAACTAGAGAATCTGAGAAGTCAAGAATCATATCTCCAGCTCTACAACAAGCTGTTGAGAGTTCAGTTGCTGAATTAGAAGAAGCTACCTTCGGAAGAGGTAAGTGGTTTGACATACAAGATGATATGTTAGACCAAGACCCTACAGATGCGGAGTATGTACGTAACTTATTACAAGAAGATTTAGAGAAAACTGGTGTTAAAGACGCTGTTTGTGAGGTATTTCTTAATTCAGCTATCTATGGTACTGGTATTGCTAAGATTGTTGTTGAGCAAAACGTAGAACGTACACCAGCTGAGGTTCCTGTTGAGGGGACTATGGCTACAACTAGACAATTAATTGAAAGACCTTCTATTGATGTGAAGGTTGAGCCTATTTCACCTAAGGAGTTCTTAATTGACCCGTCCGCTAACTCAATCAATGAGGCACTGGGTGTCGCTCATGAAGTCATTAAGCCGAGATACCATGTTGTTGATGGTATTAAGTCTGGTATTTATCGTGATGTTCCCCTTGATGGTGATTATGATACTGTACGCTTTGGTTTCGACCCTGAATCTAAGCAAGCTGATGAGTCTGATTCGGTCAAGATTACGGAATATTGGGGTTTAGTGCCTAAAAGATTCCTAAAAGCTAGTAACGACAAAGACGATTTTGAATATACTAAAAAAGACGAGCTAGTCGAAGCTGTCGTTACTTTAGTAAACGATGAATATATCTTAAGAGCAGAAGAAAATGCGTTTATGATGGAAGATAGACCTTTCATTGCGTATCAGCACGACATTGTTCCTAATAAATTCTGGGGTAGAGGTGTATGTGAGAAGGGTTTCAACCCTCAAAAGGCATTAGATGCTGAAATGAGAGCAAGGATTGACTCATTAGCACTAACAACTACACCTATGATGGCAGCAGATGCCACTAGATTACCTCGTGGAGTAAAGTTTGAGGTTAGACCTGGTAAGACTGTACTAACGAATGGTTCACCACGTGAAGCTTTAATGCCTCTGGATATGGGAACTACAGACCAATCAACATTTACCCAGGTTGCCTCATTACAGAATATGATTCAGATGGGTACTGGCTCAGCTGATGTAGGTACCGCTGATAGAGCTACCTCTTCTGGTATGTCTATGGCACAAAGTGCTTCAATTAAACGTCAGAAGCGTACATTAATGAATTTCCAGAACACTTTCTTAATCCCAATGATTAATAAATCAATGTGGCGTAAGATTCAGTTTGATGTTGAGCGTTACCCTGTATCAGATTACAAGTTCGTGCCTTACTCAACTATGGGTATTATGGCTAAAGAGTTAGAGATGACTCAAATGGTACAAATGTTGCAAGCAATTCCTAAAGATTCACCTGCATTTAATGTTATTTTATTATCGATGATGCAAAACTCATCTATTCATAATAGAGACCAGATTGTTCAACAACTTATGGCAGGGCAGCAACCTAACCCTGAACAACAACAGATTCAACAGATGGGTATCCAGCTTCAAATGGAGCAAGCTCAAGCTGATATTGCTAAAACTCAAGCCGAGGCTGAAGAAGAGAAAGCTAAAGCTGCTAAGTGGTACGCAGAGGCTCAAGAGAAAGCACCAGATGAGATTAAAATCCAAGAGAAGGTACTTAAATTACAAAAAGAAGCTATCGGATTAGAGAAAACTAAGGCAGATATTGCTAATAAGAACTCTGAGACAGCTAGAAACATTCCAGAAGTAGAACATCTACGTTCTGAGACAGCTTTAAACTTAGCTAAAGCTAGAGAAGCTGGAACTAAAGCAGTTATTAATACAACTTATCAATGAAGACAGACGAGCAGTTCTTAAAAGATAGGTTAGAAATGTTCGAGTCAGAAGGCTGGCTTGACTTGATGGAAGAATTAAAGAACATAGAACATAGTGTTCGAGACGTTGACACTATGAACGATGAGAAAGACCTTTGGCACGCTAAGGGTCAGTTGCAACAACTAGGTTTATTATTAAGCTTA